TATACCCTTGTCATCTTCCATCCTGACTAAAGAAGATGGATAGGGGTGCTTCGTAATTTCATGAATAATTTCCGCTTCCGTTGTTCTTGTGCTTGCCATTGCTTGTATTATGACTGGAGGCTTGGGTTTGGGGTAGTACAAGGTAGATTTGTATTTTCCCATTTCAGCCCTGAGTGTAATTTTTTCCCAATGTTCCCCCGACTCAATTAAAGAATTAATTAATTGATGTTGTTTTTTGAGTAATTGTACTAATGTATTATCAGTATCAGTAATTATTAAAATTTCCGTCCCTACTCTGAATCGTTTGCAGCGACTCAGTAAAACGGATAGGTTTTCAATCATATCCTGCTGATTAGACGCAAAATTAAATCGCTCTTAATTTTACACTTATGTACTGGTAAATTTATTAAAAATTTCTAAATGGTCAGCATCGGTAATATGTCGTTGATATTCCCGTAAATGTACAGTTGTACTATGTCCCATCCACTTAGCAGCTACGGATATGGGGATTTTATATTTTAGTGCGGCTCGGACTGCCCATGCGTGGCGCAAGTCGTAGGGAGCGAAGGATACTTTGTAGCGTTTAAGAGATTTGTATATGACGTTGCCTATGTCCTTAAAGGTTCTATCATCTGTTTTGATTGTTGGCTTGTGCATCTCCCATAGTTGCCAATCCGTTACCCATTCTAGTGGCAATGGATAAGCCAAGCGTGTACCTGTTTTGCCGTCTAATATTTTGCATCGGTAGGGATGCTCCTGCTCTATTTCACAGAATAACGCTTCGTGGGGTCTTAGTCCGTAGGTGGCGATCGCGCCAAATACCCACAACCAAGACGGGTTTGTAATCTTTTCTCTATTGGCAATAATCTCATCTTCTGTTGGCAGTTGCCTGATGATTTGGCTGGCACTGCTGTAATTGCCTTGGTATTTCTTTAAGCTGCATTCAATGCCCGCTAATTTGGCTAATTGCTCAAATTTCTGGCAAATCCGTTGACGAGTCCAGGTATTTGCTTCGGTCTGTATGGCTGTGGCTATCAATACCTCACGGGTTAGGGGTTTGTCTTGGGGTAGGCGGCTGAAAAATACTTCGTAGTGGTCTTTCCAGGTTTGCTGCTTGGTTGGTTCGTGGCCATTGGTCGCAAAGTATTCTGTCTTAAATTTCTCAATCCAGTATCGGCACGTCCCCACATTCGTCGTTTCGGATTCTAAGTATTTTGACCAGTCAAAGCCACCAGTTACCAAAAGCCCACCAATGATTTTGGCTTCGGCTTCAGCCCGTTGTAGTCCTGCGGGGTTGGCATAAATTCCCAGTGCTAGGTATTGCTGATAGGGAGCGCGTTTATCAGAACCGGGTTTCGGTGGCAGGGTAGCGCGAAGGGAAAGGCGATCGCCGCGTTGGCAAACTGTAACCCCAATCCTGCCAGCCTTGAGCCGTTCGTTAACAGATTCCAAAGTCCATTTCATGAACTAATCCTGTACTAAATTATTTATTCAAGATGCAATATAAAATCATATAAAGCAATATTCCAAGCGCGCATAAGTGCCACAGATAAATAAAAAAGCCTTGGAAAACCAGGACTTTAAAGAACGGGTACGACAGGACTCGAACCTGTGACCGTCCGCTTAGAAGGCGGTAGAAAAAATCTTGTAATGTTTTGCTGGCAAGGGTTTTTAGGGTAGTTCAAAAACATTGAACTAAAGTTGTGCTATGATGATTTTACGCCGGAACTCGTTAATTCTAATATAGGCTTCATGCCTTGCGAATTACAGGAATGGCGTTTTCGCGGGGTAGTTTAATGGAAAAACCGTCGGTCACTTAGGTGCGGACGTTAAATTAATGGATGGTTCGATTCCTCCCCCCCGTGTATCAACACCTCAATTTATTGCTAACTCCTGAGAAATCAGGAGTTTTTTGTCATTAATGTATTTTTGCTACAATGTAAGCGGCAATGCTGACGACTATATTTTTAAGACTATGAATACATGGTTAGAAGTTGCGGCGGAGAACGTCTGCTTGCTAGAAATAGATTTGGACAAAATTATTAAAGTAATTGTCAAGCGAACCAAAGAGGTTTTAGCGATACAATTGAGTATTTCAGAGCATCAAGTAGCGGAAATATTATTTCCTAATATTAAAATATATTGTGCTATATCTGCTTATCCTCCCCAGTGCGAAATCATCTATCATAAATTCTTTGACCGTAAATATTACTGGGCTGTGAAAGATGGTTCAATCGCAGAAAATATTAATAGTCTAAACGGTACTTTTGTGGATGGTGTAAGGCTTTTAGGCTATGAAGTCAGGAAATTACAGCACAACAATACAATAACTTTTGCTGGACAACCTTCCCCTTGGATAAAGTTTTGTGATTTAACCCAAAAAGAAGAGGATTGTATATGAAAAAGATTCAATTTAATTTCTATAAAATCTGTATATTTTTAGGAATAGCTGGCGGTAGTTTTGGGATTTCTAGGCTGGTTGTTGCTGCCTTCCCTGCTGTTGATAAATTTACTATTTTTAGTGCCTTCTTTTTCCCTATCTTTGGTTGGTGGGCAAAATTAGAGGCTGATTTATCTAAAAAATCTGAAGATTACAAAATCCTAGAGGCACAGATGGAGGCTCAAGATAGGATTCATGAAGTGGCGTTAACTGATTTACAGGGTCGCTTTGAGTTCCTGAATTTGCGTATTGATCAGGTGATGGAAAGCCAAGAAATGAAGGCGGCTGTGGCTAAAAATTCTAAGAAAATCAAGGAGATTGACGAAACCTTGATAAGACAAGGCTTAAAAGATAGGGACTAGCTATTAGCTCCTAATTCTGTTGACGGAAGGAAAACCACCAAATCTCAGTGTATTACCATGATACTGCTTACAAGCATCTAAATCTTTTCTACAGGCTCTATTTGCTGCTGTAGTCGGGTTGCCAGAAATATCAAAATGAATATTTATCGGGGCTTGACAATCCTGATCGCTAAGTTGCCACTGACAACGTTTGGAATAAATTCTAGCTGGTAGTTTTTTTCTTTCTAATGAGTAAGGTGTGAGAGAAAATGTAAATTGATTTTGATACTCCCCGGTATATTGATTGACTTTTAAATTTAATTCATAAAATTGAGTAGAATCTGCTGTTTGTTCTCCGTCTAAAAACATTGGCTGAGTGCGCTTAACATTAACATCTGCACCAATAACAAAATAGCTATCTATTACATCACCCACTAGTCCTGATATATCTGAAACTATCAAGGATGAGCGCGCCTCTACACTCTCACCTGATTTACTAAAACTACTGATTTTGCAGGGAAATCCTTGATAGGTGATATTGCCAAAACTGACAGTTCCATAATTGCAAATTCTTATATCAAAATCTTGATTTTTGATATTAATTAAATCTATGAATATTTCTGTATCTAGTTGTTGAGTATTTGATAATAAAGTCATAGTTTTACCTGATAAATTTCTTAAAGTTTGTTATCAAATGCAGAGTGCGTTCTACCCATAGGAAGATTGGTAGAGAGGCGAGTCCCATATATTCTTGCTGTGGTTGAATCAAGAGGCACGCAGAACACCCGACCATCAGGTAACAAGACACCACCATAGAAGGTATTTCCTCCTACAGGAAACACGCTATTAGTTGCCGTTAAAGTATTAGTAATTGGGTTATAAATTCTACCTGTGCTTGAAACTGCGGGTACACAAAACACATTCTTGTCCGGCAACAAAACACCACCAACAAACCCAAAAGAGGAAATGCCGCTCGGCGTGGTTAATGTATTAGTGGCAGGATCAAAAACTCTCGCTGTAGTAGAATTGTGCGGCACGCAAAACACTCGACCATCAGCCAGTAATACGCCACCGAAAAAAGCACCGTTACCTGGATAAGTACCATTGGGTGTTGCAAGTGTGTCCGTAGTAGGATTGTATATTCTTGCTGTAGTAGAGTTATGTGGTACACAGAATACTCGACCATCAGTTAGTAATACACCACCAGCAAAAGCTTTATTACCTGGATAAGTACCATTGGGTGTTGCAAGTGTGTCTGTAATAGGGTTGTATATTCTTGCTGTAGTAGAATTGTGCGGTACGCAAAACACTCGACCATCAGTTAGTAATACACCACCAAGTAAGCCAATGTTGCCCGGATAAGTACCACCGGGTGTCGTTGTTGCGTTAGTAATAGGGTTGTATATTCTCGCTGTAGTAGAGTTGTACGGTACACAAAATACTCTAGAGTCGCTTAATAATACACCACCAGCAAAAGCACCGGCGAAAGCAATAGCACCGGGGTAAGTACCTCCAGGTATTGTAAGTATATTTGTAACAGGATTGTATATTCTCGCTGTAGTTGAATTGTATGGCACACAGAATACTCTACCATCTTGCAATAACACACCACCAATAAAAGCACCAGAGCCTGGGTAAGTGCCGTGGGATGTCAATGCGTCTTGTGCCGCACCGTAATTATACTGCCTAACATATGTAAAATCGGCAATTGGGTCTAATGGGAAATATTTGATCTTTAGCCTATCAATTGCTGTGCTAGATGATGGTTCGGCTGTCTTTTGCTCGGTAAAGGTTGCTGTTATTTGCCATAAATACACTCCTTGCTGAATTACGCTCCACTTATCGCAAATGTACTCCTTGTAAGGAAAAGTATCTAAAGGCCGCCACCTAAATTTTGTAATGCCTCCATATTCTATAAACAAAGAAATGATGTTGTTTTTGATAGCTGTACTTAAATTAGGGATGACTATTTCGGTGGTATTTCTAAGAGAATTAGGTACTAAAGCTATTACTCCATAACCATCACCTAATTTAGTGATTTGGGTCTGTATTTTTGTTTCTTGACTAAATTCCCATTTAGTCGGCGGTAATACTAATATTGGTGAAATCATGATTAATTAAAGTTGTGCAATTGGACTGAAACCAAAATTAATTAATGCGGTATTCCATTCAGTAACGTGGTCTGGATCTAGTGAGTATCCATCATCAATTAACTCATCAAAACATTCTTTCAATGCTTGTTCTGTGCGAATATTGGAAATAACCATAATAAGATTTACGTAATCAACAGAAATAATATTATTGGTTTTAGCCGCCTCTTTTACGCTCATATATAAAGGCTTTAAATTACCAATCAAAAGATTGCGATAAAGCTCATCCCAATTAGGAAAAACAGCTACAACGTCAGCAGGTTCGGGAATATTATTTTCTTTTAACCAAGCCTCGTAAAGCTGCCAGTCGCCATTATTTCCTTTTGGAATAATTGCCCCGTCCTGAAGTCTGATAATTATATCGGAACTAGTTGTTAGTTTGTACATAGTAGTATTTTGATGTGGTTTTAAGGTATGTAAGCAGAGCAGGTTGCAGCTAACTGCCAAGTAGTATTAGTTCCTGCGGTAGATATTATCCGATCAATAAAAAAGTAAGGAGTTATATTTTGTGGAGATGTAGAACTTATGTTAGCCTGACTGCTATATGTTCTGCTAACAACAGGGGCAATTCTCATTACACATGGAAGGGGATATAATTGATTGAACGCAAACCCACCAGTGCTAGGACTAGGATACCCATACAAAGATGCAGGAAGAATCGAAAAGTACCTTTGACATTTATTTAATTCTTCTGCATAGATTGTAGGAATGAAAGTAGTAGTTGAAGAGCCTTCTTCTAATTTTACATTAGCTAAATAGAAATAACGAGCAGCGTTGTCTGTAGCCCCTAATGTAAATAAAATCTCTAAACCTCTTTCTACTTCTTGAGGACAGGTAAAAGTCCAGGAATATCTAGTTGAAGTGCTGGTAATAGAGATTGTTGTAGTAGCAATTTGAGTTTTCGTGGGACTAGCAATAGTCCCAAAAGTATTAGCGGATGTCGTTGGTCTGCTTGCTGTAATTGTTAAGGAAGTAAGAAAAGTGTGGGAGCATTCAAAGGATAAAGTTACTGTTTTTGTTGCTAAATTAACAGCGTCAATAGCTTCTATTCTTTGTCCTATTCCTATTGAGGTAATAGAGGAAGATATGGTCATTATTCTAAGACTTTTAGCCGAATTTGACCCTTCTGGAAATTGCGCCACTTGAGTTATATTGCCTCCTATGCAATAAACAAACCAGCAGTCAAAAACTGGATACCCTAAAGATGCGGTTGGCACAGAATTTCCAGCTATGATTTCTGCTGAAGTAGTTGCCTGAGCTACTTTAAAATCGCTATTAATAATATAGTTGTAGTTATTTCCTTGCACTGCCGTACTTAATTTTGCGGGTGTGACAGCACCGTCGGCAATCTTAGTTGTAGTTACCGAATTGTCAGCTAATGTGGCATTACTTGGATTATTTATAACAATTCCCATTACACAACCTCCGTAATTCTTGCAAATCCGTTTGCACTTGACCAGATACCTCTGATTTCACCTGAGTAGTCATCTCCTCCAAAAATAGCAGAGGATGGAGTATTGCCTACTTTAGCAGCTAAAAATAGCGAGTAGTTTGTAGTGCTTGCTGCACTGGCATTTAATGTTACATATAAGTCTGCTGTTGAATCATTCAGTATTATCACTGTTTTTCTGTTGTTATTTGCAGCCAATAATGTTACAGATGTTGCGCTACTGGCTACGTTTGTTAATGTTGATGTTGCTGCAAAAGCGGGACTTATGGACAAAGAAGCAGAAGAAGTTTTTGTCCCTAGTGATGACGGGAGTTTGCCGTCAATGCTTGCTAGTGATGTATTGCCAGTAGTTTGGTTTGCAGATGTGGCTGCACCTGTCGGCAGTGGTAAACTTGCGGCACTTATAGGTTGTGTTACTCCACTACCATCAACTAACAAACGAGTAGCTGTAACAGTTAAATTACTAGGTAGTTTGGTGTTGATACTAGCTAAATTGCCCCCAGACTCTAATGCTAATAAAGATGTATTTAAATTAGTGCCAGCATTAGCTGTAAAGCTGGTATTGGTAAAAGTCAAGCTTGGTGCAGTACCTATATTGAATGTAGGTGTGGACGCAAAAGCTGGCAATGTACCAGTTAGACCTACGCTCCAAGTTCCTTGCTGAACCGCCGTAAATCTAGGAATGTAAGGACTGACGACTGTACCATCTCCAGTCGCTTCTCTATACGCAGTCGCTCCCGTTACATCTATATATGGTTGAGGCATTTAAAATTCTCCTGTAAAAACCGTAAAGTATTGATTGCTTACGTCGGCCGTTACTTGTGCTGACGATGCAGCTTCAGCGTACGTACTTACTTTGTTGTTAGTTGTAATTGCAGCTACTCGCACATAAAAAAATCCATTACCTACGTTTTCCCATCTAGCTGATAATTCTGTGGTAATTTGTGTAGATCCCCATTCAGAAGTTTGTCCTCTTCTTAATTCTACTTTGTATCTATCGGTGTATGGTTCTTCAACTGTAACACCGTTAACAACTTTTGTTGGGCGTTGCCATGAAGCTATCAATGTATAGCTGGTGATGTCACCATGGGTAATTCTTATCATTTTGGATGAAACGTTTATAGGTGGTGATGCAACTATTGGAAGCCTTGCCACCGGAACAATTGCAGGTATTTTTATGCCCGATTCAATCTGAGTATAGTAGTCGGCACTATAGGTTTTTGCGGTGATGTCAAATAGGTTTAAATTGTCTTCTACTGGATTGACTTCTGTAATCCGATAAAGTTGAGTCCTGTTAATAGTATCTATTATTTGCCAAGGTGATTCAGGTGCGGGTAAGGTTGTTAGAGGTGTGGTTAAATTAATTTCTGTAAATGTTCCTGCACCGTTACTAATTGTTCTTTCTACAACTGTTTCATCAGGTAATGTTAATAAAATCTTTTTAGTTGCGCTTGCTGTTAATGTTACTGGCGAATCAATTGTTATTTTAGTGGTGATTGCTACTGAAACTAAACCACCAATTCTAACTCTATTTTTAGCACTATCAGCAACTTGAATTACATCGCCAGGCGAAAAGAACATTGCCCTTGTTCTCACTCTACAGGTAAGGACAATATTATTAGGTTGTGACCCTAAAATAGTTCTTCTTCCTGACCTGATAGCAGCACCCCTGCGAGTTTCGCCCAATAAAGCATACTCTTCTACTTGTACTCCATAGCGTTGAATGGCTGGGATATCTTCTATTATTTCTGGCACTAATTCCCAGTCTTCAACTGTTGATTGATAGGAGACTTTAGCGATAGTTGTGACTGTGTTTAATTCAGGTGTTTGATAAACGAATTTACCTTCTTCAACATCAGAGTTGGTAAGAATTTTTGGCAATGCTGTTGTAGGTCTATCTTGCCAGAAGCTAATCTGTGAACCGTTCCAATAAGGTTTGGCATACATGGTAGAGCAAATGGCTCTAGTCATTTCTAGAACTACTTCTTGCCCACCTGAACCTAGTACGGTATTGAACAAAAATCTTCGCTCTAAACCACCACCACCATTTGAAACAAACTGATTATTATACACACTACACTGATATAGTGCATATTTATCTATGTATTGAGTAGGAATATTTAGATTAAATCTCGGTTCGGTCAGTAATTTCCATACTATCCAAGCCGGATCTGCTGTGGCTCTACTGGGAGTATAAAAAGTACCATTCCAGCCACCGCTATAATCTGTTCCATTGTCAGTGGCGTTCACGGTTGCGTTACTAGGAATTTCGCAAATCATACACTGTAACATTGCCCATATTTCTGGGGTAGATGGGAATGTTTTTGCAGGAAACTGGAGATTTAGTAAAGCGGTGTTGATGTAAGCTATGCGATCGCTTGTTATTTCTGTATAGCTTACCCATCTGAGATTAGCTGTTACATAGCTTGTGTTTGGCGGTATAGGACTTGGCGGTTCTACTGGCCCGGTTTTTAATACTCTAACTTCAAAATAACTTTCGTTTCTATTAACAGGAAATCTGTAGTCAAATGTTACTTCTTCTGAATATCTAGCGATTAAATTTCCCGATGAATATCGAGTCGCAAAATTACCATTAATGCCTTCTTTTATGAGAATATCGAAGCCTATTGTCGCTTGCCTGACATCACCATTTGCATCGTTGTACTGAAGTTGTATGCCTAACTTAACTTGAATATCGGTTAAGTCTGCATTGGATATAGTCCTAGTTTGGGGAATGTTGTACTTAATAGCAACGTTAACAGGATTATCGGAAAACGAGCCGTCTGGTAAACTTAAAGCCTGGGAAGTGGAATTTGTTCCTGTCGTGCTTGACATTGTGACGTTAGCAAAATTCACAGTTCCGTCAGCGTTCATGTATGGTGTTTTATCAAAATAAAGGTCTCTGCCACCGTTCACCATACCTCCAATAGTTCCTTCGCAAATACCTAAGACGAGCTTAACGTTGTCGTTTGTTGTTCCTGATATTGCGTCAGTAATTTGTTGTCTCGTTGATTGGCTGCTTGGTCTACCTCCAAATAATCCGCCAGAACCAGATAAGTTTTCTGCCATTTTTCAAGTTCCTTTTGATTAATTAGTGGTGAAATTGGAGTCAATTTCTACAGATAAAACTTGAAAGTTTTTGACTAAAACTTTACCAAATGCCAGGGGAATTGGCGTACCTTCCTTGGTGCTATATCCTGGACTTTGGAAAAATGTAGAGCGGCGGTCATCAATAGCATTGCTATCAACGCTAGGATTACCAAAAAGAATAGATTGTAATAGTCCCGTAGCACCTGAAATAATCAAACCCCAGCCTAAGCCTACGGCAACCGATCCAACGCCAGGAATGGCAACTAATGCAACTCCAATCCCAATCATGGCGATATTAGTAAGGAACTTGCCCACACCACCTGAACCCTGAATGTGTGGGGTTATCTCTACAGTTAATCCTGTGATAGGTAATAGTAATTCTGGTGAATTTTCGTCTATTTCCCTCTGCCAGTTGGCTGCTTTAATGACTATTGAATACATCCAATCGGTAGATAAAACATAATGCTTGAAATCTTCAAAATAACAGCACAAAAAGTTAATTACTTCTCTGACTGTGTGTGCATCTGCTTGTATTTCTGGCAAAAAGTTATCACCTAAAGCACCATTCAATTTGATAGTTGTTAGCATAATTCCTTTAATCTTCCGTGTAAAAGAGTCCGTTTTCTCCAATAATCGGCGTACTGCTCCAGTTTGGATACTGAAGAATCTGAGGGAGAATGAAGAATAATATTCTCTACAGGTTTGACCATGACCATGGCGTGATTTACTTTTTTACCTCCTTTTAGTGCCACACCAAACACATCGTGTAATTGCGGCTGTGTCCCCAATGGTAACAAATTAAATTTATTCATTGACCACGGACAGTCGTAATCTTCGGGTGGAAAGTTGTCTAGTTGAGTTCTGGTAAATTCCCCAATATCTATTCCCACAATTCCTAGTAAATATCGCCTGACAATAGCAAAGCAATCAGATCGTCCCCAGTGAAATCTGGTGTTAAGATAAAAGTCTAATTCTTGGGGTGTGTGAGGTTTTTTCTCTAAGGGGAAAGGGTCGGGATTGTTGGCTTCGTAGTAGTCCCACACATCAAATCCAGAATGGTAGAGGATGATAGGTTTTTGGCTTTGGTGAGCTAATTCTATGTCTGTGTAGGTGAAATACCCTGATTGATTGTCTTTGTGGTGGGTATGCCAAATGGCGGAAATATCCCCATAATCAAACATGGCTAAATC